GCAGCAGTGAGCCGAACCTCAAAAGATCTAAGATCAAATGATGGTCTGGATTCTGCAAAATAGGCATCCATCCATTGGCCAGTATTATCATTTGGAAAACCAGCTTCATAAGCAAGTGCAATGGTTCCCCAATGTGATAAATGGTCTTTACTAATGGCATAGATACTTTCAGGCGACTCCTCTTCGCTCTTACCTTTAAGATCGGTAAAAGTGCTTCTGTATCCCAAGCGTTCCGCGCGAATAACCACAGCGACGCAGAACTCACCGAGAGCTGGCGTTTGCGCATCGTTCAGGGCGTGGGAGAAACATTTCTGGTAAAGTTTCATGGCTCTAGGTACTCCTTTATTCTCAGTAATCATCAATTTGTCAATTTGGCGACCTATGTCTGCGCAACTATTGACATCTCCATTCCATACCTCAGGTGAGTATATACGAGAAAGGAATTTGACATGGTCTCCTCTATTCTTGGGATCAGAGGTAATTTTAAAGCCATATCTACTTGCAATTTTGACGATATCAACATCAGGCGGGAGGGTTGTAACACCATCATCTCCACCATACTGTCCAAGTTCGTCCCAGGCCTCGGGCGGTGTCAATCCACTCTTCCGTAATGTGGTATATGCAACAAGTGCATTGGTATACGTACCAACATTTGAGGTGTTTTGATCGCCAGAGCTCTGTTCCCAACATGACAGGAATTTGATTATCTCGTCATCTGTGTCCGCTATAGTAGCCCTAAAGTATCTCTCACTAAGTAAATCCTCAATATCCTGCCTATAGTCGTCATTCCAGCTATAGGCAGTGTAAAGTTTGAAGATCGCATATCGTATAATTGGGCTCATATGTCCATCAAACCTACTATAATCTGTTTCAATGAGCTCCCAGTTCTCACGTATTTTAGAACAAACACGGGCAATACGGGCAGCAACATCTGGAGGGGATTTACCGAAAGCATACCAATCGGTCTTTTTGAAGATCTCAGTCATAGCGTACACATAAGCAGCAAAGCGCCACTTATGTATTCCTTTCTCAGTGGTAATAGGACGTGGATCACTACTTAAAGGCTCAGATTTCAAAAAGAGTTCAGGCTTCTCAACATTCTCAACAAAATGCGTGGAACTCTCTCTGAGATCAGACTGTTGGCTCGGGCGGTTCATTCTTTCAGAAACTTGTTCCTCAGAAAATGGACTGAGCTGTGCACCATGCAACAGTAAGTCATTGAACTCACCAATGTAACCCAACAAATCCTTACAATCATCTCCTTTGATATACTCCATCATTTCAGCTTGGCACAACCACTTGCGTGTCTCAATGCATGTCTTCACATTCTGTGGGCTGCTATTGTCAGGCACGGCGATGTTAGCAGATAATGGTTCACCCAAAAGCACCATACCGGGCTTGGGATTATCTTTCTTTCCATTACCATT